ACCAGAGGGAAAATAAATAAGCATTGTTTTTTCTTAATGTAATTTATGTTTTGTCTCTCTACTCAGTCAATGAGATCGCCGGCGAGATCGCGCTCTTCATCCTCAAACTTGTCTGATTGAGTGTCAAATTCTGGCAATTGACTCCCATCCAGTGTTCCAGTCAAGATCACGCTTCCAACTGATTTCCATACTCTCTTCTGTTGAGCTCTTGAAAGGTATACCTTGAGTCTCAAATGTAATTCCTGATCAATTGTAGTCATTCCTAATACCTTCCGTAAATAATTTGGAACATTCGTGTATTTTATAAAGTCATTTGTGCTCAGGATTTCTCCAACTGAAAAATATCCCAATTCAATCATTTGAATTAGTTTCAGTCTGAGATCAATGGATATTAAGTCCCAATTCCGGATATAAAGTTCTAATATTTGTGTTGCAACCAGTTTTGCAGAAGTATTGATTTTGCCTGGTAACTGGAGATTGTAAGAGTTGTATATTAAGGCAGATTTATCAATCACAGCTGCCTCTGTCAAAGCAATCATCTCCTTCAAGAAAGTGGTGACTGCAGTACAGATGCGTTCCAACAATTCAGTCATTGAATGAGCTGGTGCTTTCTCCAAGATCTTGTTGGTTTGTATACAACTCCCCAGTTGTGATAGTGTGATGTGGTCAGTCAGGTTAGAGGTACATGAGGCCATCTTATTTTGATATTCTATTTCATTGTAGATTTGCTGTTGGTTCTCCCTTAACCCGTCAATAAGTTCAGTCAATTTGTCCTCACTCACTAAAGTGAATCCTGCTTCATGTAGTTGATTCATTGATTCCAGCGCTAGTGTGAAATCTCTTGGGTTAGTGATCGCCACCCTTTGAAGTATGAGATACAGTTCATCAGAATTTGGATCCGAGTATGATGACCGCACGGCAGTAATTGATCCGAATTCCTTTGATGCAAGGGTAATGATTCTTGAGAATCTATGAAAAGGTGATAAGTGGGTCTTAATAATCATAATACCCTGTGCCTTGAGAGCAAAATGTGCAATTAGGAATGAGTTTATTAGGGCAGGTGATACATCATGGACACCCTCTGGAGTTGGTTCCTCAATATCCAAAGTAATGAGAGATAATGTATGTGCATTGACTTGAGATATGATATAGTCAACACATTCCTTTGTACTCAGATCCGTTTGTACACTATTACCACTCCAGAGTGGCTTAAATTCCTGTACATTTCCATTGTCAGATGGTATGCCTAATTGGAGATTTTTGTATACTACACTCTCTATAAATTGAGTGGGTAATGGCTGAAAATTTCTCTGAGGGGGACATTGTCCGCTGGAAAAGTAACTGTTATAGAATATGACATCAGCAGGATAATTAGCCTCCATCAGTGTCATGATAGCTCCACTACCTTCTGCCAGATAAAGATGATTTCCCTTTGGTAATTGATAAGTATGTAGCACTCTCAATACACTCAATCCTTTATACCAAGAAGTTGATGATAATCCAATTGGGCGTAAAATGTGATGTACAGGAGGACTCACTGCTACGTTAGGAGGAACTGGGTCATAAACTGAAGTGGCAGGGAAAGATATAGCTTGCAGATCATCACCTTGGCTCTGTATTGTAATGACAGAGTCATAATCAGTTAAGGTTGAATCTGCATCTTCTTCTTTTAGAATTGAAGGTGTCATTGAAAGTGAATGCTGAGTCTCAAAGAAGCCGAAGCTATCATAGAAAGTAGCAAGCAATAATTGTGCTTCGTCTGAGTCTCTAATCCAGTTTAACAGCTTCCGTGTTAGATAGTATAAGTTGTTAGGATATGCGGAGATTTTTGGCATGACTATCATAGCCTGCAATGATTCAATTCTATCTGATTGGCCCAATGAATTGTTGAACATATGCAAGATTGCATCTGTAAGAGCCCTGCATTTTTCATCGGGTGCTAACCCTCTCACATGCGGAAGAACAGAGTCAGAATTAAAGATCAATGCACATAGAGACAGTTTTCTTGCTACCAGGTTGAGAACTCTATCTGAAATTTCTGTGGAGTCCTCTGATGGTACTATGATTTCTATATCTATACCATGCATGAGATCTGAGAGAACATGTTTTGCTCCCCAAATTAAAGCATCAGTTGACATCTTCTGATAGTCCAATGTTGCTAAGTAGGGTGCATTTCGCGGAATGATAATACCAAGATTAATCATCCTTCTTAAGAGTTTAGGGTGGCTAATAGTTGATGAAATACCTGTAAGTGCTAAGCCAGGAATTCTGTAAAGAATAGTGGTATAATAATCTAATATAGCATGTTGACCCAAGACACGTAAATAATAGAGTTGATAAGCTAGATCAAGAAGTAAGTGCCAAGCTGCATAATAAAAAACCTTATCAAGCTGTGTATTCAAGCATTCACTTATCCAATTGCAGGCATAATCTGTTTCAACCACAGCATCATTAATTAAGGATGTTGATTCATCTAAACCTGTCAAGCTATGTGCAATTTGGATACCAATTAAATGAGCAAGAACAGGGAATTTATCGTTAAGTGGAATCATGTCCAATGCACTTATATTGGTCTGGAATGTCAGATTTTTAACTTGAATAGCCTGCTCATCACTAAGTGGACTTGGATCAAATACAAAATGATTCTGATATGGAACATTTAAAATGGGAACATTAGATGAGCTTTCATTGATAATGCATGAGTCAACCTGTCTGATGCAACAAGATGAGCCTGTGTGCAGGTGTACTGAAAGGTCACTTTGGTTTTGTTCATTTGGGAACTGAAGCCATGTCTCAATAATTCCAAGACCAAGTAACATGACCTGCTGATAAATCAAGTTTGAGTCTAACTGCCTTTCCAGCAATTCTAAATTTTGAGAATCATTGGAAATGTGGACATAGCTTGAAAAAGCATAGGAGCTGGCAGGAGTAAATTTCAACTGTGTAAGTCCATCATCCAGTCTATGAACAAGATTTGACGATGTTGGAAGGGGAGTGAGTGCCTGGAGCTGTTCTTTATTTATTGCTGCTCTTGTGTTAGCTAGCATTAGAGCTTGATCCCAATTATAATCAGTCTCACCATATGCCCATATATAAACACCTGTCAACCTCAATGAAGACTTGAGAGCCTGGCTGGCACCTTTAACATACCCCATTGATGCCACTCTCCTCTCATCAGTTCTAGACCCAACATATGGTACTCTAATGGGAGGATTCTCATCAGGGGGTGCCTGTAGATCAATGCCAGCAGGTAGAAATAACCAGGTGAACTTGGAATCACCCTCCATACATGCAATGCACGATGTTGTGCCTGTAATCAGGAATCCATTCAGGAGTTCAATAGGGTCAGGTGTTTCCAAACCCTGTAGCCCTCTTCCATTTAATAAATTTGTCCAAGAAAGCTTCCTCAACAATTGTGAGATGTCAATACTGCATACATCTGACAGATCCTGACTTGCCAATGGATGGGCTGAAGACTTAGTAGAGTGTTTTATCAATTCCAAATTATAAGATAGGTATAACAGATTATAATCAAGTACCTTAGTGGTCTTCTTATAGCTAAGAGGTGCCAGTTTCAGTGCATATCGAATGATAGTTCTAGTTGTATCCAGATAACCTTGAATTTGTTTTCTCCTTCCACATGAAGATTGTTCAATGATGATGTGTGCAACCCGTGGCATCACAACCGGACGGTCCAAGAGGAATTTGGCCAATTCTGATTCTTCTTGAAGTGCCCCATCATAAAATACCCCTCTTAGCATGGGATTTGTACTACTCTCCATCAGAACTCTCTGAGTGTGTTTCTTGAGCATAGTGGTGGGAGGATAGAGGTAAGGGATATTAATTGAGTATGGATCGGCAGCAAGAGTCACCCATGATCCATCCCCAGATGGTCTACTCAAGATGTTCTTTAATATCCATCTGGGCAAGATGCCAGCCCTCATAAAGCGTTTTACATCTGAAATGGATGATGTCAATGGATCTCCAATATTTCTGCAGAACAACCTACTGATTGCATAATAGTTAAGGCCTCCGAGCTGTGATGGTAAGATGGCAAGTTTTGCAATCAGGCCTGGATTGTTGAGATAAGTGGTCACAACATCCTCTTCAAATAATTGGGTTAGAGGGAACATGAGATCATGAACTAGTTGCCTAATTGTATAATATACACTCCAGTAATAACAGATGTCTTTCTCAATCCCATTCTCTGTGAGTCTCATTATGGTGGTTGTAAGGTTAGATGCTGAAGTTTGGGTACACTCACTTAGCACATCAGCAATTAAACACAGTTTGCTAGCATTCTTTAAAGCTTGATTAAGAATTCTCCCCTTATACAGGACTCTTTTACTGTAAATGAAAAGTTCCGAACTAACAATAGTTTCTTGGTCTTTCAAGTGGTGGCCTATTCCATGATTATTGATCCTCAGTCTTTCAATGAAGAGTTTGCTATGATTGAATGCAATTTGTTTCTTGTGTTCATAGCTCAATGTTCTTGGGACCTTTGATGTGATGGCTATTGCTTGGTTATCCCCCTGTACCATGCACATTACTCTTGTATTGGATTCAGTCGCTGATAGAATTATCACAGCAATTGAAATCATTGTCCACATTTTTTGACACAATCCTTCAATACCTCCTCTAGCAGAGACAATGAAGATCCCCTTATTTTGCACATTATCCAAGTCTGGGGTATCCAAGTCACGGGGAGGACTGAATGGATCACCGACATACAACGTTGACCTCATTAGTCTCAAGTGAATCCACTCAAAGAGATGGTTATATCCATATAATTGATTAAGTGAAGTTGCAAATGGGATGATACTTTGATACCGCCATTGGAGGCAGTATTTCTTCAAATCAGTAGTAAGAAAGCAGGCGGCAATTTCGCTAATCTCATCTGGCTTTGGTATTGCATGTGTGCTTGGCTTAACATTTACTTTAGCATATTGATTACCTTTTCTAATGTCAGCAACATGGTGAATAATGTCAATGTTGTCTCTGGCTGCTCTCCTACTACTTTTGGATATTAGACCAATTTGGGACATTGTAAGAAGCGATTTTGTGAGACTCAGCTGATCTAGGGTCACTCCGTTCTCCTTGAACAACTTCCCTGCATGACTTGCTAACAATGATTCACATATAACCTGGCAAGATCTCATCCTCTTTGTTAGTTTTGCAAAGATTCTTCCATCTTCCTTAATCTCTTTCTCCTTCATAGAGTATGAGGCACAGAATTCATTGTCATCCAAATACTCACCTGTTGTTACATATTTTAATTCTTCAGTAGGATCAAAGTTGTTATCCTGAAGGAAATTGATAAGCAGTCTCCGGTTGAAAGGCTCTGGATAAGGGACTTTGAGTTTGTCACATGTTGGTTTTATCAAGCTTTTCCTAAACACACTCATCCAGTTCTTCTTTGGGGTACTGATTGCTTTATCCTTCATAAAAATACTGAGGTCTTCACCTGGGTCAGCATCAAAGCTTTTGTCAAATTGTAAAAAAGCAATTTCTTTCCAATGTGCTAGTATGTAATGGTAAGGTAGCTCTGAGTTATCATGAAAGAATTCTGTTAGGCTTGGTGATGCAAAAGGGGGAAGGATAACTTTTGGCCAGATTCCATTGTGTTTTCTTCTGTATCCATTTACAATGATACCATGGAAAAATGCTTTAACCTTCAAAATTATAGTCAAATCTAACATTTTGGGAGCACACATTGAAGCCCTAACCTTTTTGGCGGCAGTTTCTGCATTAAGCATTGGATGACCCCATAAGCGCATAGTGCAAAGGAGCTCTGCAACCAGATCAGGTGGTAAATTATGATAACATTCCAAGAGCCTAGTGCATATAATATTTGCCTCTTGGTCTGATATGATTCCTTTAGAAGTAATTGCATTAATTAGCTCTTGACTTATAAATGCATGGAATTCACCTCGTAATTCTGGGACAGGGTCTGCAAGTTGCAATTCCGCATAAACAAGACTCTCTAATGATGCTACTACTGAGTATACACTGTTTCCCAGATGTTCACATAACTCATCCACAATGCTAAAAATTCGTTTGAGCCTTGGCAAGAGTGGTGCAAGATAACAACTATATTTTGTCAAGGCAAGGACATTTCGTCTACCTTCAATCATATCACAAACCATCAGGACCATCTCAAATGTAAAATAGGTTATAATTTTCTTCTCTCGGATCCAAATGCACACAATTTCGGGGGTGATATATATTTTGTGATCTTTTTTCCCTAGCTCTACTAGTTGGAGGTGTTGGGATGAATCTTGATTTGCTAGTATTTGTTGCCGCATCTTAAGTCTTATAATAAACCACACATTGAATTGATGCATGTAGTCTGAGTTAGATTCTAGCAGAGCAAGCTGACTTAGGTCAGAGGGTCTAGTATGCTGATCATGTATTGAGCAATGCAAAGAATTCCTAGTGAAGAGTTCAGTAGATTTTGAGAGTTGATAACTAATATCTCTTAGTAGATTTGAAGCTCCTGAAGATATGATATCACATGATCTTTGTATGATAGTATAGACATCTGAGAATCTTTCAGTAAGTTCAGGGATGGTCCAAGTAGTTACAATAGGCAGGACCTTTGGCCACAGCAAGACATTCAACTTAGATACAAATAATGAGAATTCTGATTTTGGGAAAGAGTCTATGATCTCACTATACAATCTTGATTTAACCTGATTTAGGCGATCACTAAGCCTATTCTCCTCTCGACGAATTCTTGCCCAATCAACGGCAGGGAATGGATCATCTTCCAAATCTTCATCCGGAAGCGGGAGGCCAGCTAATTTGACAAAGTAGATCAATTTGTTTTTGACTATRGGTGAGTCAAGGTGGACTTCGGGCAGAATGATCTGCGAAGGAGCAGCCATTCTGGCCCATGATGGCATTGTAGTGGGTTTGATTGATGGGTGGTTGTACACTCGAATTGAATTAATATGATGTTTGTTATTTAATTATAAGCTGGCTATTGTAAGTTGGTTCCATATCTATATCAATTATCATTTTTTTATTAAAATTCAGATCTATCTATATTACCCACATAATAAGAATTAGACTATCTATGCTACAGTGATTTAAACACTCCGGGAAAATATATGATACTTGAATAGCATGCATCTGGGGATTATCAAACAGGCTGCTCACGTGCATATACCTAGTATTATGGTCAAATAAAGTGTGGGCTGCACAAATCAAGAAAGCAGTGTCAGAATATCATTCAACCATTATGCTAACAATACTGTAACTAATCCTAATTAGTAATTTATCATCGGACATTAACTCTTGTAACACAACACATGTTTTAAGGTTTAGCTTTGGCGAATCAAAACATAACACAGTAGAGTACCCAACAGCAGTATGATAATTAATGTATGACTTATGTAATAGTAATTTGTCAGTCTCAGCTATTGATAGCATCGGGTTTGATCGTTTGTCGGGTTGATCAGCCCAAACAGTCACAATTTTTGGACATGTAATGTTAGATCCGCATAGTTTGAAGTCATTAAGGATCCAGGGAGCTTGGAATAGACCTCCTATGCAATTAGAAGGGCAACCATGATTAGTTACACAATCTCCTTCATCAGGACTTGTTACAGATTTGAATATATATCTCTCAGCACTTGTTATTTCAATTATATTCCCTTTGTCACTGTATGATAATAGGTAGACTTGAGTATCACGAATCCAATTTGAACTTCTTTTATAGTAGTAAAGCTGATTATTAATTAAGTAAAATTGTCCTTCAGATCCCATTGTCATATTCTCAATAGGGATCACCCTTATGCTACAAGATGTTGGAGTACCAGCCATGAGCCTACAAGACAGATATCCACTCACTACTAGGTTAGTTCCATAGTAAGAATTTGTAAACATAGAGGGTAAATAATTAGTCTGGTAATTGTCTGTCTGGGAACAACTATCAGGGATCGGATATGGTCTTAAATCCACTGTCTGAACAATAGTAGTATTGTGATCGTAATAATTAATTCCACCATATAGTGGAATCAGCATATTTCTACCAATAATAACACCATTACCCACTCCTCCATATATGGCATTCCACTGGTGAACAATATTGACCCCATGCATAGAGTGCTCTGTAAATGTTCCATCAGATTGGAGAGTGGCTAGGAATAATTGCTCGTATCCCGTATCGGCGTAATCACTGGGTTCTGATTTATTTGTGGAAGTACAGAATATTGTACACTGTGAGTAATACGCAACTACGGAACAACTCCTAAGCCAAATGTGGTGCCTAATGTACTTTATGACTGGATCACGGAAAACTGTAGACAAATTATTAGCAATCATGATTTCTCCCAGCTGGATCACTGTGATCCTAGGTCCATGATCAGAACAGTTTTGGGTGAGGATTTGATACGAGACACACCAGGTTGTGTCAAATAGATGTTGAGAAGGAAATCTGAGGCATTCCCATGGGTTGTGGTATGCTGTGATAAGAGTCTTCTCAGTGATGCCGAATACAAACTTTTGATATTCAGCAGAGATAGGATCAAAGGACACTGTTGGAGCATGACCCTGAATTACATAATTCTGAATTGAGGGGCCTACACCTGGGCCCCTACACACTGCATTGCATTGTCGTACCATCTGAGTAACCTGGTCAAGGATATCCTGCCCAAACTTAGTAATCCTGTTAGGGAGTTGGACGGATGTTGTCATCACTACTTGGTTTAGTTCATTAATAGTTTGTGACATCAATTTCTCGAGACTTTTAATTGCATCCATAAACCCAGAAGTAGCCTGATTACCTGCACCATTTAATGGTGCATCATTATGCTGATTAAGACTGATAGATGATACTACCACACAGATAATTAGTAATATAATGGCGGTGACTCTGAATATTGACCTCCACGTTTTCTTAGATGTGACTGTTCTTTCAATTCTGTTATCTAAGGGTATGTCAGTGAAGGAGTCACTTCTGGAATCCATGATTAGAGGCAGAGTCTGGGAGGTTGGAGTTGGTGTGGTAGTTGAGCGGTTGCAGGGTGAGGTGACAAGTGTTCTGGATAAATCTGGAGGCTTGGAGTTTGGCACCTATTCGGGCCTAACATGCTCTTTGTGATTATGTGGTTAGTTGGGTACAATATAGTGTGTTTTGAATAAATAAGGAGGACTATCAAATCGAGTAATCTACCTACATATACAACTCTGATAAGTACTTTATCTAATCAGTAAAGTGCATCAATATCATATTTATTTGTGAAGCATAGCTACTTATGATGTGACTCTAAGTCTTGAATGTGTCTCCTATTCTTACTAACTTCATGAACTAACAATTTAACCACACAAGTGAGGACTATAACATAGAGTATTGTTAATGAAAGTAAGATAAGTGCTACTAAAAGAGCAACACTCCTATTGAACTCATAAGTTGACGAATTAAGTAATGAGTTACTCTTCTCGATAAAATTAGCAGCATTATTAATTGACTGATTCATTGTCTGCAGTTCACTAGACAGATCTAATGGGTCAGTAAGAATTAACTGATTTTGAGAAGTATTGAGTGTCATCTCATAAGATATATTGCTAAGTACTTGTAGGTCAAATTGGATTAGCCCTAGGTCAAGTTTGTTGCATAATTTTAAGTCTATGACTGTAAGCGTGTGATCATCCAGTTGGCTGATAATCCCCTCAGGTTGCAGGCATGTACATCTGATAAACTTACAATTTGCGATAATTACACCTTTAACAGAAATGAAACGGGTAGCAAAATTACCAACAACAGGAGAAAATATGCAATCACCCCTGATACCAGACAGACAAGAGCTGATCTTACTTGTGAGTAGCTTAGCATCACTATAAGGGCAAAAGAAGCGTTGGGTACTTGAAAGACAGTGGTCCTTGTTGAACTGATATAATCTGCCTGCATGTTCCATAATAGTCTCTGGCAATTGTACTATCACCTCAGTATTGTTCACATTAGTTGTAATCCTCATAATGTCATGAGCAATAGCATTCTCCAGTCTTGATAAAGTTGGTACATTTGCTGCAATAGTTATTTGCATTAACCTTAAATCTACTGAAACAATTTGTCCCGTGATTAATCCAGCCGATAGTGCATCATTCAAACCATACTTTGAGGAATCAGTTAAGTTGCTTAAGACAATAGATGTACCTTGCATGATTCTATGTAGTGCCTGGATTGATAAAGGTTGCAATGCAGGGTTTTGGATTTGGGGCTGAAAAGTTGTAGTTAATTGAAGTAAGTACATGTTGAGTAAAGTTCCTATCTGTGCATCTAGTGCAGTACATGTGGCTGCGTTGATTTGGTCAGTAATTATGCCATTAATCTGAGTCTGTATTGCCTGAATTGCTGTGACTGCACCCCCTATGCCAGCATTGAGTGAGTTGATGGCAGCATTTGTGTTCTGGATTGCCTGCCCTATTTGTGCAATTTTGGCTGTGTTAGACTTAGCTTCTACTAATGCAAAAGCCGCGGTTACTTGAGCAGCAGTGGCGACGCCAAGTGCAGCTAATCCAATGGCCACACCAGCAAATCTACGATTCCTACCAGTGTTAGATAATCTCTGATGTAACATATTAATGTTATCGGAGATTGGAGTGAAAAGGTCCAATAAAGTTTTATTGTAATAAGCTATACTTGAAAAATTACATTGGCTAGGGATATTAGGGAGATTTGGAATTAGTTTGATGACTATATAGTTTGGTGTGCTTTGTGCATAATACATGATCTCTTTAGACGATGCAATTACGGCACCTATGCTGGTTAGAGCAGTCGTGTCAATGTGACCAGAAATTTGTAAGATTACGGTGACAAGGAGAATTAAAGGCTTGATGATGGTGACCATGGTTGTGTGTGGTGTGGTGTGGTCTGTGTGGATGGAGTTTGGTTCTGGCCCTGACTGGAGGTTGTTGTGTTCGGGCCTGTTGTTGGTCTTTGCAGTGCGGCTGTGGCTGCTCCTTGCTTGGGTTGTGGGGTGGTTTTGGTTGTGTAGTCTTTGTGGATGTAATGCTGTGTGTCATCGGTCTTGAGGATGTAAGGGAATTTTTTATTAAACTTTGAAATTGCATAAACTGTAAGCGGATGTGATTATATCAATTGTGATATGTGGTCATGATGCATAAGCGATAATTTTGTATTATAGGCAATTGATTGACATACAGATTGTAGACTGAAATTTGTGGTGTGCTATCCTTTCTGCAACTCCCGGTGTTGTGATGTTCATGTCGAATGCACTGCTTTGCGGAGTGGATTCCATTTGATTCCTCTTTCTTCTGCCAAGTCCGGATTGATTTTCACTTTTGGGTAAATTAGATCAGAAGTTCCTGCAGCACTGCTGATGTCTGATGGTTGCAACACAGCATTCACCTGAAGAATGGTAGCACCAACCGACCACAGTATTTTTGTGATACTTGGTGCAATCTCTGATAGAGGGTGACATGCCCATCCTTTGGAATTGAAGTAGGGTGCTGCACTCTTTGGTATCCTTCCTTTGCTATGGACTATGATCGTGGGGCCCCACATATCTGCTATTCCACAGACAAGCTGCATCTTTCGACATTTATTTGCAAAATAGGTGTCATCATAAGTTTTGAAATGGTTCTTCCCTTTTAGGATGTTACACAAATGCAGCCAAACTGATGCAATGTAAATGTCATTCTCTTTATCATAGATCAAATTTCTCTTAATGGGTGAGTCTGGGGCACAATCAATCTTCATTATGATCTCCAGCTGTATGGCTCTCATGTAACTTGTCCTCAGCTGCTGAAGTGGCCTGGCAACCCTGAATTTGTAACTCTCAGGGCAAAATGTAAGAGAAATGAATGCAATACAGTAAGAATATTCTACTCCTGATGTTAATTTCCCTGGACATTTGACATACCTATCAGAGGATACACATATGATTCTCTCTCTTCCAATTTGAAACTTAGTGAATGCAAAGGGAATGGTCTTGATATCAAAGATTACCTCCTCTCTTAAGCTAGCACTCTTCTTCACATTGATTTGTATTTTCTCCAGATCGCCCAGAAGTTTTGAAGGGTTGTCAACAAAGGGTCCCGTTCCAAAAGGCAGCATGCATGCAGTCAGTGATGGTGTGCTGTTATTGCGATGAAATTCAGAGAAAAATTCACCATGAGTCCAAATTGGTTTAATGAATCCGTATGTGTTCATGAATGTGATCGGGATCTCTGTGGAGCCCTTTGGAGTGAGATTTTTGATCCTGATCTGTCGTACAATTTTCCCAGTATGGCCAGATTGATCTGCAGGTGCCTTGATGATGGGAAATGGTTTGAGATTGCTCTTACCGCTGTCAGGATTGACTGGGATGGGAATTGATGCTCCGATGAGGGAGGCCATTGTTGCTGCCCGATGGAGTGGCATACCCATTCGGGCCTGTTTTTTCTATATCGGTGCAGTTTGTGGTTACTATTATGAACGGAATTGTTCTGTTTTTTCTTAAAGCATAGTCTCATTGCAAAAGTGAGGCGAAGCATGCAAAGCGTTGTGAGGGAATGGCGGCTGCCTGGGTGCCCAGTGTGAGAGATATCAGGATAAGCACTGCAGAGCCAGTTATCCATTGGCTGTGTGTGTTGGTGTTAGACAGCAGCTCGAATTATCTCTCTCTTAAGCTTCTTAAAATCTTGTTCAGACTTTATAGTTTCAATCTTCTTAAGGAAGGGTTGTCTTTGCTGAGAGTTGGGAATGCAATCTTTGGCAAGCATATTCAGTGTCATTTTGTAACCAGCGAGCTCTCGTGAATCACTTTGGGCCGGTTGTGGCTGTGGCGGCGGATTGGGTGTCGGTGTTCCTAAGTCTCCAATAAACAGCTCTTTTGCCTTGGTGAGCTCCAGATCTCCTGTGGGTGGCCCACTTACAACTACACAAGATTCTGTAAAGTACTTTTTTGCCTGATTGGCGGTGGTGCTTGATACAGCTCCTGGATCCATAATTTTAACAGTAGCCAATAATCCCTCTATTGTAGCCATTTGAGCCTTAAGAGCAACCTGCTCGTTTCTAATTTGTGTGATGGTACTTTGCTGGGCCAGAAGCTTGTCTACTTTCCATTCAATCTGACTCATCCTCGCTTCCATACCTTGCAAGATTGTGGTAATCTCCTTCACAGAGTTTGCAAACACTTGGGCATCTCCCGCACCGACAGGATTGTCGTCTTGGATTGGGAGTGATGGGGGTGCAGATTGGGTTGCACCACTCAATGAGGACTGGACGGCTCCCACTCCAGACAAAGTTGAACTCTCTCCTGTGACGTGTAATTTTTTGTTCATTCCGTCCGGCACTCTTGGATATGCCCCTCTTAAAGATGTTTTGGTCAGACAGTGACGGATTGCTGCTGTCATTTGAATTGTCTAGGGGCGGAAGTTGGCTGGATTTCAATTTCCCTGAGGATGGAGATTGGGGAACAGCTTGTTTAAGGAGAGGAGTATCTTCTTGAGCAGGGGCTCCAAGTTCTTCATATGGCTCTTCTTGGGGTTCGCTGACTCGAGGAGGAACTGGAGGTGCTGAGCTGGGACATGGCAGAGCTCTTGCCTTTCTTGGCTGTTTGGGCTTGGTTACTGGCTGCACTGTTTGATATGGGCGATCAGTGGCCGGTTCAACTGTGGCATTGGGGGCTGCATTGGCATGATCGGGGACTGCGCGAGCCTTGCGTTCAGCTGATTTAATGATTGATTTGGTGTTCCCTGCCTTGATGGTGTTTTTTCCCAAGGAACTCTGTGGATTGACAGGGATTGATGTGAAATGATCCACAGTGTCCAAAGCCTTGTCCATCCAGATATTAATTTCCTCATCTGAAGGACTGATCTCCATAACGGCAGGCTGTGGGCTGTGTGCTGCTCGTAACACTTCCGTTAAGGAGGTGGCCTGGAGCGGGACCCGAGACGGTTCTGTCCTTCACAGGACCACAGTTCGGGCCTATCTTGCACTTTTGTATATTACTCAATAATTCCTATTTTTTATTAAATATCATATGAAATACTGGGTGGCAGTTTGATCTGGAGATGCTGATGGACTGTGGCTGTGATGGCATGGGTCGATTGTGGTTGTGGTGGATTTCTATTTGTTTCAGCCTCTTACTTAAGAGTCAAGATCTCCCCTAACATCTTGGTTCTCATTGTGGACCTGGACTTCAGACGGCATTTGTGAGGGTTGAGTCCTGGCAGCTTTGTGCTTCTTCATTGCCTCAATGGCTGCATGTCTCTGTGCTTCTATCTCCTTCCACTTCTTAAGCCATGCCTCACTTTCTTTCTGTTCTTCTTCTGTCAGATCCCGTGCCTCCTCCTCTTCTTCTTCTTCCTCATCATCTTCTTCATCTCCATCCACAGCCTGGTTTCCTTGCGCACTCATCCTGAGTGCACGAGTCTGGCCTGATCGTGATCTTCGACTTAGCATATCCATTAGGTCTTGGTTGTCAGAGCCAGCTTTGTTACCTGTTAATCTGGATACAGTCTGAGCCATAACCCGCTTATCATCTTCACTCAGCCCCAATTCAGCTGCCATGTTCTTATCCACTGCACCCTGCTGCTTATTGGCTGTCTCCACTCCTAGTTGGAAGTAAGCTGTATTCAAGAAGGGTCTAGCAAAGTTGTAGTTTCTCATCTGGGCGTCCATCACACTTCCGATACCCATTGCATAACTATAAAGCAAATTGTAATTTGCAGGCGCAAATTCCATCATGTCAGGCATTTCTAGCAATGCCATAAAGCGTGCCTTCTCTCCAAGCTTTCTGTACAAGAGCATTAAAGATTTCATCTTGAGCAGATCACCTGTGAATGCAGCTAGTGCCAATGGAGCCCATCTAGTTCCTAGAGCATACCTGGCAGTCATGAAAAAGGCACTCATCCCTGCATTCTCAATATACTTGCTGATATCACCAACCATTGAATAATATTTGCTTGTTATTGTGCCTTGCTTTCTTGCAGTCTGTAATTCAAACGCTAGGAATTGTCTCACTGGTAGAGAGCCTCGAATGCATTTCTGGATTAGTCGCCTAACTTCCTGCTGAAGAGTATATTTAGGATCTAATCTCCCTTGCTGTTGATACTTTGCCATTCTCTTCTCATCAGATCCTGTTGGTTGATCATATGCAGTCATGCATTTGCAGACAGTTATCCAGACCTGAATCAATACACTGTAGACTGCTTCCAGAAACTCCTCAATTTCATCACATCCTTCTGCTTCAGTATACATATTCATGAATGGAGTATCATACATTATTGAATCTGGAAGATCAGTAGCCATGGCATCAAGTGCAGTGATTTCTGCAGGAGACATTGGGGTTCTGGCATTCGGGATGAGCTTGTAACTGCCTTGTTCAAATCCTTCAATTTCTATTCTTTCAATTTCTGCATCAGGTGATCTGTCTGCAATTCTAATATGATTTTGCATGGCAGCAGTAGGGAGGCTAAGCAGAGTGAGCAGGGCACCAGTTCGATGAGCTGATCTAGCAGAATTACTTGCAACTAATCTAATACAAAAGCACATCATCCTAAATCTTATCTCAGGGTCCTGTGTGTTTAGTACAAAAACCCTGATATTTGATCTGAGGGTTTCAGGTGGCAGCACTAGATCATTCCCTCTTTCTTGCTGTTCTTGTTCCAAATTGAACAGCTCATATGCTTTAAAGACTGAAGACATCTTGACGTCTGTGATTTAGTAGCACGAATGAAAAGTATGTTAAGAATAGAGTGATAATGAGGTCTGTTTGAGCCCGTGACTTTGCAGCAATCCACTTATCCTAATTAAGTGAAGTGGCAAGTTTGTTGAAGGTCTTAGATCGCCTTCGGCCACGAAAGTTGCCACTTTCGGGCCTACGAGAGGGGTGATTATTTCGACCGGTTAATGCCCTTCTACATTTTCCCTCTGGT